GTCTTCGTCTCTGTGGAAAAAGAAACTTGGTCTCTTTTGTCGGTGGTTTGGTTGCCGATTTGGTTGCGTGTTTGGATTCGTTGTGCGGTTTTGCGGTTGATGTATGTGGCTCCTCTTGATGAGTTGCATCGCGCACAACTTCCGCAGAGGTTGCTTCGGTCGTATGGGTCGCCGCCTCGGTCTAACTCGGTGATGTGGTCGCACTGGGTTGAAGGTGTTCTTTTGCCTCGAGCCAAGCACCAGCGACATTCGGGTTCTTCGTCTAAGACTTGGCGGCGTAGTTGTCGCCATCTGGCGGTTTGATATATCGGGTTCCCTGTCATCTTTAAGAGCGTAGTGCAAGGTCAAGAGACACTGGCGCGCACAACGGAAGAGCACCGTTGCGCTTGCCCTCACTTGTCATGGGAGATCGTGAGGTGTGTGCCCCCACTGTTTGGGCAAGTAGCCTTGGTCAGCCTGTCTTGAAGTAGGTGGAGAACCATCGCCATGTTCGTTTGGGAACGCTGATCAGCCATGTCGGTGCATGGCCGCCTACCCTCGTCTCCGAGTGTTCCCTCTGGCATGGTTCAGTGTCATGCCGGGGCTAATGACCTCTCATCTGACGGTCTGCTGGTTCTCGGTTGTATGTCAAATTATGTTAAGAGCGCGATCATGTCACATGGGTGACGGGTCGGTCAATCAGCCTCAGTCATGAGACAACCATTCGCCATTGACCAACACTCTTGAGAACGCGATCCGAGACATCGGAACAGGAGTTCCCGAGATCGTGACAAAGATGGTCTGCCAGTGGTCGGTCTCATCCACAATGACGAACGCAACCATGCTCGAGCAGTAGCCCTCGTCTTGGCGTTGATAGATCTTGATTGGGAACTGCGGAACGATGGTGGTCATGTCGGCTTCCTTCCTTGGAGTCTGTGGACAATGGTGTGCATATCTTTCGGCCGCCACACATGACACTCAGCGTGAAGCCCGAGCAGATCCACCCAGTTCACTTGATGCTCGCTCAACTTGCCTCGGTCACTCTTCAACTCTGCGAAGATTAGCCCTCGGGTGAGATGCACCATAACGAGATCGCAGAACCCTGCGTCACCTGAAATTGGTGTCATCCAACGGCCCTCGGAGTTCACCGCTCGAGTGTGCTGAACCAGCCAGCCGTAATACTGGGCAACCGTGATGACCTTCTGCTGGAAGTGTTTCTCAAGCATTGACAGACCAGATGATCGTCTGGCGACCTGAAGCAGTGACACCGCGCCGACCTGAATCCTTCAGCATTCCAAGCCTGACCAGTTCGGATCTGCGCGACCTTGCACCGGAGTCGGACAGTCGTGCGTCTGGGCATGACTCTGCGCGCACGCTCAACGCTCGGATCAGTTGCTCATCGGTCATTGGGCCGTACATCCGAAACTCTGAATAAACCGACATTTGACCGTCTGTCACTCGGACAGTCTTCGCCGCATCATGAGAGGTTTGTGGATCTGTCGTACGCGCCAGCGCGATCACTTCGTCAAAGAGTGTGGGGATCATCAGAACGCGCCCTCATCTGATGCGGTGGCCTTGTTCTTCAACGCGGTGATGAGTGTGGATGCGGCCGCCTTCGTGGTCGGCATTGCGTCGGAATGTCCGAGAGCCCTGATCATGCGAAGTTGTGCATCGCTCGGAGAATCCCCTGATGAAGATGTGGCACTCTGAGTCGTTCTTGGAATCGCAGAGCCTCCTGCGGGCTTCTGTGAGCCTCCAAGGTCTTCCCATTCGCTCTTTGTCCACAATGAGAGACAGATGCCGAACCTCATGGATGCGTTGCGGAGGAAGTCGCCGATCAACTCTTTCAAGTAGTCGCCCTTGTCCGCTCGAGCGGAGCCGACACCGATCATGGTCTTCTCAAGTATGGTCAGACGCGCCCACATGGTTGCGATGCCGTTCTCAATTTGGATGTCAGGTGTTCCACCGATCCAGCCACAAGGCTCCCAAGTCCAGAGCGGGTCTATCTCAATAAGGATGCGGGTGATGTCGGCGTGACCAACGAAGTCCAACTGGATGCCGCCCTTGGGCAGTTTGGACACAATGCTCGGCTCTGGCACTGCGTACTTCTTCAGGATGTCGCCAAGTTCCATCAGAGTTCCATCCTGTTCAAGAACTCGCCGAGATGGATTGCGCTATCTAACTCGCCGCCGTCATACTTCAACGCTCGAGCGAAGTCGTGGATCTGCTTGATGTGTGTCGCGTTGTCCGATGCTGGGTCATCCATCTGTTCAACGAGGCACTCGGCGAGACCTCCAGCGATGTTCTTCCACTGAATGATCTGAGCGCGCAGATGGGCAACGATCAAGCGGTGTCGCTCGGCAGTTGCCTCCATTTCTTGAATGATCTGACGGGCCGTGTCGTCTTCCACGTTTTTTATTCCATCTCTCTTTTGACCTTGCGCGCCAACTTCAAGACTTGCATCATCACGGGGTCATCAAACTGGCTTGGGAGACACATCATGTTGGGAAGAACATTCTCCAACCTGTCGGCAAAGTCTTCACGGTTCAAAGGTTCATCAACAAACCATGACTCAACAATTTCGGCGATCAGTTCTTCAACATCTTGTGTGATGTCTTCCAAAGTCATTGCTCTATATTCGCTCATTGTTTGCTCCTGTCGGGTAGCGGGTTGGTTTTAGAGATTGTGACTGATGGGTGAGACAATGTCAAGGATTACTTTTGGGCATCCACTGAAGCCCAGTACCGATCCGAGTCCAGTTGCCTGCGTTCAGCCTCGGTCAGACCTCCCCATATGCCGGGGAGACTCATGTAGGTGTGTGGATAACTCATTGCATATTCGAGGCATCGCTCACGGACTGGACACCGCCGACAGATTGCCTTGGCCGCCTTGATGTTGCTCGCTTGTTTGTTGTATTCCAGCGGGAACCACCACTCCAAGGGTTGCCCGCGACATTCGGCATCATCTACCCAGTCGCCCATCTTCAGGATGTCGGTCAGCATGACAGTGACCACGGAGTCCACCCACACTGACCGTTCGCCTCACGGCCCGAGTAAAGAAGCCATGCGAAGCGGAGGTTTTTGGCGGGATCTTTCATCTCTTCCAATGTCCAGCCGAGATCAGTGATCCATTGAGTGTGAATCTGGTTGATCTGTGTCAGCCCGTGGTCTGGGCCTGAGTCTGCGTCAGGCTGGCATCTGGACTCCCGCCACATGACGAATCCGAGGCGATCCAAGATCTTGCGATCATTGGGCCATCCAGCCTTAAGAGCGGTCTGAAGCCACTGCTGGCATTCGGTGTCGTCTGAGACCTCCACAATGACCACTGGTGGGATCGTAGTGGTGGCGATGGGAGCGAGTTCGGCGAGCCTGTCAATCTGTTGCTCGGGGCTCAAGATTTGAACTGTGATCCTTGGGAAGACCGTTGGTGTTGGGATCGGTTCGGGAGGCTTGTTGTCACCTCCTCCGAAGACGACCACAAGGCTGAGATATAGCCCGAATGTCATGGATAGAAACTTGAATGGGTTCATGAGTGCCTCCAGTTGTCGGCCCGCAAATGCGGACTCTTGGCTCAGTCATCTGACCAAGCCTGTGGGTCAATGTCAAGCATTCAACTCGGGGAAGGCTTTCAGGGCTTCCACAACGCCTTTCGGAGCCTTGTCGCCGCACCAGTATTGCAGATGCCATGGCTCGGCTTGAGGCCCGTTGGCGACCTGCCAAGACCAACCGAACTTCTCAGCGTTCCCAGCGAGCAACCACTTGAGACGGTCGCCTGATGCGTTGGCGACATCTATCGCGAGCCCGAGCCCGTGGACACTGGCTCCGGGGCTCGAACTTGGTGCGAATCCGTCGCGCAGATAGTAGGTCTGCCCGTTCACCTTGCGTGTGATGTTTCTGCCCTGTGGTGTCAGTGAGTAGCGTTGCTTGAAGAGTGTGGTCTGTTGTCCAAGTGTGCGGTACGCGCCGACATGATCCAGCGAGATCCCGTCAAAGAATGCCGCCAACTTCAAGCAGTTCCAAGCGGTCGCGGCGTGTCGGTGGAGTTGCCCAGATGTCGGCCCGATCTTTCGGAGTAGGTCAGGCCGTAGCAGTCCGTTCATGGCGTGGGTCAGATCGGCGGGCTTCACGATTGGGCGCACTGGGAAGTCGGTCAAGGTTTGTTCTTCCGTGAGACAATCGGCGGCGTGTCGGCAGTGCCTCGAATACCGTTCCCGATGGAATAGCCGACAATGGAGCCGAGGAGCCCTGTGGCCGCGCTCTGGTCAATTTTGTTAGTGGACATTAAGACCGTGATGCAGATCATGGCGACGAGAACAATCAACGCTTTTGGTGGGTTGGTAATGTTCATACTGGCAACATTGGTGGCTCGGGCGGGTCAGGGTATGGCTCAGATAAGTCACACGGGTTCCCGCATTGCCCGCAATAGATCGGTGACGGATCACCACAAACAAATTCTTCAACGCCCTTTTCGGGGCATCCGTCAGTTTCACAAGTTGCAGTAACCATTAGGCGATCTCGTACATTACAGAACAACTGACCTGATCATTGACCGCCAAGGTGACAGTCGGTGCGCTTGTACCCATAAAGTTGTTTCCTCCTTGACCATAGGCAGTGATCAGATTACTGCTGATAAACCCTGCGCCGTTGTAAAACAGGCCCGCCGAAGCATCATAAATCAACATTGTTCCCATGTTACGAAACTGGATCGCAGGGTTTAATGCTGGAAGGCTAAGTGAGATACTGCCAGCGATGCTTGCGCCTGTAAGCGTGACATGAATTTGAACGATAATTGTTTTTTGGAATTGGCAATATCGGGCATAGTTGATTGTTTTAGTAAGACCGAGGCCGCCTTGCGTCAAGGTTGGCGTGTATGCCTCCCAAGCCGCCCCGATCGTGTTCATAGTGGCCGCGGTCAGGACTTGCCCCGATACTGTGCCTGCTGTCCATTGAGTAGCCATAATCTGATCCTAACTCACGCCGAGGCGGTCAATGTCGAGAACGCCGAAAACAGCGTCGTTTAATGTGAATCTTCCATAGTAAGAAATTGGCGACATCACCAAATTAACTGTCGTATTTGACGGGTTAGCATTGACTGTTAATTGTTCAGGCCAAAAATAACCAGAAGTTGGCGACCCTCCGGGTGGCGTATAACTCAGGGAAGTCCAACTGGGTTCGTTAAACAAGTTGGCGGGCAAGAAGTCCAGGGCCGTAGCGTTTTGCGCTACATCAGTAAACGAGATCAGCAAGGTAACTGCCGCAGGGTCGCTGAAAGTGTTCGCATACCAACTTGCGGTGTCTGTCAAACTACTTTCGGCGGTTGTCACCTGAAGATATCTTGCCCCGTAATACAAAATAATATTTGTGACAGCACTGGCGGTTGACGGTGACCCGCCGTTTTGGTTCGTGACCGTTGCAGCAGTAAAAAAGGTTCCGTTAGCGGTGGCCTCAAGACGGTTAAAAGTTTGATAACCAATCTGCGACGCTGAAATTGTGTTGCCAAAAGTAAAATTGGTTTGAGTAACTGAATCAAAGTCTTGGGGTGAGTAGTAACTATTCCTTGAAACCACGCCACCGTCGCCCGCAATAACATTGTTGACAGCCTGCAAAGCATTGTTCGGTGTTCCCATTGGCTGCATATAAATGTCTGTAAAACCTAACAGTCCAGCGTAATAAGCAGCCGCCGAATATTTGTCTAACAAGTCATATCCACCAGCATAAGCAACAATGTTGTTTTCAGGCCCGAACAATGCTATGGAGTCAACGCCGCTAATTGTGACCGTTGAATTAAGCGCAGTACCGGGGCCATCGTTGTATTCACGCTGCGTCACCCGCCCGTCAATCGCGACAGCGTAAGCCCCTGTGCCTTTGACTTCTATTGAAATATAGTCCTGCACCTGTGCATAGGTTGCTTGATTGCTTGTATTTGTCAAAGTGAAACTGAACGACCCGCCAGCATAAGGCGAAACAGCGTTAGGGCGACCGTTGGTGTAAGTCAAAGATCGCACATATTGAGTAATATCTGTCGCTTGCGTTGAGTTGTAAACTTTCCAAGTTAGTTTTGCCATCACATGGATCGAGTCGTAATTGGCACTGGCCCTGAAAGCCTGACATACCGTTGCAACGCGCTGACAACTGCGTTCGGGTCTGCGCCTTGAACATTGACCGTGACATTGGTTGTACCGCCAGCCCCATTCGCGCTGATCATTCCGCTTCCCGATGGTGTGAATATCTCTGGGCCGCGCTCGCCGACAAGGTATGAACTCCCGCCCGAGACTGGGCCACCGTTAGCGCGCGCTCCAGCGAGACCAATACCGAAGCCGAGATCCACGCCGAAGCCTGTCGCTAAGGTTTTGAGATAATCACCAGCGGCGCGCAAGTCTCCACTGTCCACAAAGATCTTGAGTCGGTTTTGTTCACCGAAAGTCAGGTCAAGCGCGGTCGCAAGGTTGGCGATCTGGTCAATGGCGTTCTTTTGTTCAGCGTTGAACTTGCGGATCTCTTCCGCGCCTCCTCCGAACGCTTTGATGCCTGCGTCAAACACTGCGCCAAAAGATTCTTCAAGGTTGTCGAACGCTTCTCGAGTGTCCAATGTGCCGAGCAAGGTCTGCCATTCGGTGGTCAGTTTGGCAACACCATCTTCTTGCTCTTCAATGGCTTCGTTCAGTCTGGTCATGTCAGAACGCACATCAGTCTGTCGGCGACCGTAAGTGCTTAAAGTGATCTGAGCTGCTTCAGTGCTTCCAGTTACTTTGTCCCATATTTTACTGAGATTAGATAGACCGCCAGACGCAGACGAGACACCATCAACCTCAAAAGTTAAAGCATCAGCGACCATCATGATTCCGTCAGCGGCCGCAATTAAAGAAGGGACTAACTCTTCACCAAGCGTAAGACTGAGATCTTGAACCTTGTCGTTCAGATTGTCCATTGCGGCGCGGAAGTCTCGAGCCTTCTTGACTTCGCCCTGATCAATGACTTTCGCATCCGACACTTGGCTCAATGATTTGCTCAACTCGTCAGAACCCAACGCAATCAGTTCGGCCATACTCTGCCAACCCTTACCAAGTAACTGAGAAGCGGCGGCGGCGCGTTGCGCTGGATCTTTAATCGCGTTAAGCCGATCAATTACATTTAAGAAGGTTTGGTTGACATCGGTTGCACCAGTGCCAGTCTTAGCAATTTCAACGCCTAACTCCTGAAACACTTTTGGAGTCGCACCAAGCACCTTGTTCATCTTGCCGATAGAGGCTTCAATCGTGCCGGCTTCAATCCCAATGTCACCGCCGACTTCAATAAACCGTGAAGCCTGCTCCACCGAGAGCCCTGTCGCATCAGCGAACTTGCCTGAAGAGATTGCAAGGTCTTGGAACGCGCTGACCGCTTTGACACCGAATCCGACAAGAGCGGCCCCAGCCGCCATTGCGAAGTTCCCAGCGTTGGCCTTGACTGCGTTCAGGGCCGCGTTGCTTCCAGCCTTAAACTTGCCCATTGCGCCCGTGGCATTGCCGACATCAGTCTTGAAATTGGCAAAAGCCGCCTTCGCCGACTTGATGCCCTTGTCCGAAAACTCTGTGACGATTGGGAGGTTGATTGCCATCAGCGCACCTTCATCAGTTCTTGATTAGAGCGGTAGATCGCTCGGTCAATGGTCGGCTTCAGTTGGCGTTGGAAGTCTGGGATCGCATCCTTGCCTCCAGCCCACATGAACCGTGACGGGGAACGGCCGAGACGCTCATTGAGCAATGGCACAAAGTTCGGTCGCGCTTTCGGCCCTTCTCCTGCGCTTGATCTTTTGCCTGCCATGTCCATCATGGCGAGAGCCGCGCCTGTCGTCTGGACTGTGATCACGGCCAGAGTTTCATATCGTGCACCTTTGGTAATGTTGCGCTTGCGCGCTCCTCGAGTGTTCGTCTTAACTTTGATCCCTTTGTTCTTAGAGTTCAGCCAGCCTGTGCGCTTGCGGTGTTCCATCCCTGACATGGGTGCACCGGGAGGAATCAACTGGTTAATGGCGGCGACGACGGTCTCCTCACCGATGCGCTTGATGTCGCGCCCGATCTCGAGCCGCAGTTTCTTGTCCACTTTGTTAATGATCTTCAGAGACTCCTTGAGCCCTCGGATCTCCATGCTTGCGGTCAAATCTACGGCCATCACTTCTTCTCGTTCTGTTCAACAATGAGACGAATCATCTCATCAATAATTTGTGGCGGTGTGTCCATCAGATCAAGCGGGCTGATCCCAGTGCGCACCGCTAACTGTGCGATCAGGTTGGTGGCCCTTCCGACTTTCCCTCCGCTTTTGGGATGAAGGTAATGTCTCCTACTTTGTCCAGCCACTTGGTGAACACTTCAACCACGACTCCGCTCGAGCGCACCGCATCCCAAGCAAGCCATGCCAACTGCTTGAACTTCATGTCATCCAAGAACTTGGACACCGATGTGAGCGGGTGTTGGTCTTCCCAACGCGCCGCCACACCATAGGTCACTGGTGCTTCATGGATCTCCCCACTGAGCATCTCTACTTTGAGAGTCATACCAATCATGTCGGGAACCTTTCAAGGTCAGGAAGTAGCGCGAACCCATGTTCCGGCAGTGGCCGTTAAGGTCATGGTGCTGAGGTCTCCGACCGTCGTAGATACTCCACTGTAGGTGGCAATCATGCAATTGGATATGGTGAAACTCGGATTGCTGACGCTGACTGCGGCCGAACTCGGCGTGACCACGATGGTGGTGTCGCCTTGTCCTACTTCGGCGTAGATCAACGCTTCCACCGAACTCGCTCCGTACTCGAGGAACACTGTTGCGGTGACATTTACGCTTTCAAGAGTTGAGACCAGTTTGCGGCCTGTGTTCCCCATGACAGTTGCGTCGCCTGTTTCATATCCCAGTTCAATTGTGACATTATTGCAGTTGAGACTAATGTTGCTGGCTCCGATGAGGATCTCTGCGTCGCCTTGATAAATGATTGCCATGTTGGTTTCCTTTGGTTGGTTAGCGCGATGCGCTTATCTTAATGAGTAGGTCGTATGCGGGAAGTTCTGCTGAACCGATCTGGGCGACTGTCGGCTGACCCGAGATCACTGCTATTTCTGAATCCATTATCTGATCCACAATTCCGAGGATGTAGTCGGTTGTGTCTTGGTTGCCGGGAGGTGCGCCGAGGACTCGAAGCGTGATGGTGACATCGGCGATCTTGCTTGACCAGTTGGTGAATGTGGGGAGTTCAACAAAGACTGTGAGAGGTCGCGCATTTCTCGGATCG